AACCGACGTCGTGGTAAACTACTTGCCGGTGGGGTCTGAGGAAGCCACAAAGTGGTACGTGGAGCAGATCCTGGAGGCAGGGTGCGCATTTGTCAATGCCATTCCAGTGTTCATCGCAAGCCAGCCGTATTGGCAGGAGCGTTTTCGCTCGAAAGGGTTACCAGTTCTGGGAGACGATATCAAGAGCCAGGTCGGAGCAACCATCGTCCATCGCATGCTGACCAGTTTGTTCGTGGATCGTGGCGTGAAACTGGATCGCACTTACCAGCTGAATTTCGGTGGCAACACTGATTTCATGAACATGCTGGAAAGGGAACGTTTGGAGTCGAAGAAGATTTCCAAGACTGGTGCTGTGACAAGCATGCTGCCCTACAAACTGGATCCCGAAAATGTTCATGTCGGTCCAAGTGATTACGTTCCCTGGTTGACAGATCGCAAGTTCTGTTATATCCAAATGGAGGGAACGACCTTTGGGGAAGTTCCCCTCAAGGTGGAATGTAAGATAGAAGTTTGGGATTCACCAAACTCTGCAGGTGTGATCATTGATGCAGTTCGTTGTGCGAAGATTGCCCTCGACAGAAAGTTGGCAGGTCAGATCATTGCTCCCTCATCCTACTTCTTCAAGACTCCCCCAAAGCAATTCAAGGACTCAATCTGCAAGGAAATGGTTGAAGCGTTTATCAATGAGCCTTCCCTGCTGCGTGACATGAAAGGAGTCTAAGATGGATTCGGAAATTTATTTTAACGCTCATGGCGTGTATCTTCGACGAAATATGCATGAGGAAGAAGTATTCGGTGAACTAAATGCCTATGCATGCCTTCCCATACCACCTGGTGACAAAGTATTGGATATTGGAGGGCACGTAGGCTTATTCACAAGATACGCAATCAACAAAGGTGCAATTTTTGTCATGGGAGTTGAACCATCTCCTCAAAGTTGCAAATTGTACAAGATGAACACTGATGCCTACGAAGGTGATGTGAAATTGATTAAGGCTGCATTGGTGCCAGAAACGTTCACAGAAGATCACGTGAAGTTTTATGAAAGCTCTACATGTTCCACCCGCAACACATTGATAGATGTGCGAGGAAGGAATCAGATAAGTGTCAAGTGCGTAAAACTGAAAGAGCTTTTCCAACTATGCAAGTTTGATGTAGTAAAGATAGACATCGAAGGTGGTGAATATTGCATGTTGGATGAGATTCTGGAAACGTTCAAAGAACATTCTGTGAAGGCATTTGCCATCGAGTTTCATTTCATGAAGGGCATGTCCAGAGATGTTATCAGGGAATATGTGAAGAAAGTGAACAAGTACTTCACTCCACTGAAAATTACCAATATCACGGACAAATGCTGGACTGCCATAGGAATTTGGGAACGATGAAAAATGGAGCGGTGTTCGATAGGGAAACGCATTGGAAATATTTCACCGAATTTTGCAAATACGAAACATTGTCGGGCGGACCTGATCCACAGATAAAACTCATTGGTGAAATGAATGCCAATGTTTCAATCATGGAAAAGTTGTGGGCAGGTGGGTGCTACATCTGCGTTTACAATGTACCATTTGCAGAAGTTCTTTGGTTGAATTGGAGTCATTTAGATGTTCTCAATAACCAAGATGATTTACTTCCATGGATTGAAAGATATTGGGACAGCATAAAAACACGGACTGAGAGAAAATGTGTACGCATCAAAGCCAATATGGCAACCTTTCTTATTGAGTACGCAAAATATATCAACTCTGACGGTTTCCAAAAGCTTCTTGCAGACAAATCAGATCCGGATGCACTGTACGACAAGATTTTCCAAGATTGTCAGAAGAATGTGAAATTCCTTGGAAGATACGTTGCTCTGAAGCTCGTAGAATATCTAAGGTTATATTGCGGACTTTATGTTCATACGACTGACATTCGTCCTAAGGGAGCATGGAGTCCTAGGAAAACACTTTCGGTACTTTGGCCAGATGACAAGGAAATGCTGTTGGAAGGGGACGATCCTCTGAATTTGAGAGTCGTCAATGAAGCATCAAAAAATACAATTCATTTGTTGAAGGATAACGGAGTTGACATAGACCTTTTCCAACTTCAGGTCATGTTGTGTGAGTACCGTGAATCTTATGAAGGCATGCGACAATATCCCGGACGTTCTCACGATTCTGAATTGGGATATTGGCTGAAGGCTGTAGATTGTTGGGGACTTTCTTACGAAAGTAATTCAACCATGATGGACGCCAGGGAGAAATTATTCCCGCATCAGCATTTAGGGGAAATTCAAGGTTGGAATAGAACACGTAAGGACTGCGGTTTAGTATTGGCAAAGCACAATTACACATGGTCAGACATTTTGTACGATTATACACAAAGTAAAGAGGGATTGGAGAATCCAGCATGCCGATGAAGATTTATGAGATACTTCCCGGGAAACTTTATCAAAGTAAGAAGACTCACGATGAGCCGGACAAATTTTCTTCGATAGAAGAATTGGGGATTAATGTCATCGTGAATCTTTGGCACTCACCGGATGAAGAGATGGTCGAGAAAGTTGATAAGTATTTCCATTTTCCTATGAAGGATGGGAATACCGTTGACATTGAGCATTGTGAAAAGATAGCTTCAATAATCGTGAAGAGAATAAACAAGGGCTATACAGTCCTAGTCCATTGTTATGGTGGAAGAAATCGTTCCGGACTTATAGACGCTCTTGTCGTCAGACAACTCGGAAATATGACCGGCAAAGATGCCAGAAAGTTCATCATTTCCAAACGACCAAATTCACTTGTGAATAAGAAATTTTCAGAAGTGCTTGATTCATTGGGAAAGCCGCAAGTTTAGTATATGCATGGAGGAAGACAGTGATCATAAATGTGAGAGGGACAAGTGGTTCTGGTAAGACGTTCACAGTGCGATCGTTCATGGAATCCTGCGGACAGCCGACGGTCATCATTGGAAATGATGGGAAGGTTGCAGCCAATGTCGTGTACTATAACATGACACCTGTGTTCTTCCTGGGAAAATATGACAATGTTTGCGGTGGTTGTGATACCATCAAAACACAGGACATGGTATGCAGCCTCGTTAGACATTTCAGTCAGTTTGGACATGTGATCTTTGAGGGATTGCTCATCAGTCACTCTTTCCAGCGATATTTTGATTTATCAAAAGAGTTGGAAAAGTTCGGCATTCCGACCACATTTGCCTTCATGGACACTTCTAAAGAAGTGTGCATTGAACGGGTGAAATCACGTCGGCTTGCCAAGGGCAATGAGAAAGAATTCAATACTCACAACACTGAAACAGCCTACGATTCTACCTGGGGAACCTACGAGAAGCTGCGGTCAGCAGGTGCTAAGGTGGTCAAGATAGATCACACCAAAGATCCAGTAATTCAGATTTCCAAGATCTTGGACAGTGACAATCAATATCTATTTGAGCACAGTTACAGAGAGAATAGATACTGAAATGGCCAAAAGAACTGCGCAGGGTCCGATACGAATTCCGGAGGATAATGTAATTCGGTATTTCAATTTCATCAACGAACGCCACATGATTTACATTAAGAAATCACAGGGATTACCAAGACCGTGGACAGATGATCCAGTTCTGAGGGAGTACAAGTTCACGAACATCTTCAGGGAACTAGATCGTGGGACAGAGTGGTACCGAGTTAACATCAGAGTCCCCTATGCGGACGATCCTTATCTGTTCTTCAACACATGCGTTTATCGGCACTTCAACTATTTTCCAACTGCAATTCGCATCGGTTACATACGGAATTTTGACCCTGCTTCCTTGGAAAAGTTGTTGCGGGAAGTGCGGGAAGACAATGGCAAGGTCTACACTTCTGCGCACATGACAACTGGAACACTGGGAGGGGATAAGATCACGCAAAGTGTCTGGAAGGTTCTAAAACCTTTGTGGTACGCTCAGGGGAAAGTATGCCCTAAGCCATCGGACACTTTGAAGAGTGCCTTTGAAAAGTTCCTTGCACCTGGATTTGGACCGTTTACACGGTACGAGGTAATAACGGATTTGCGGCATACCCGTTACCTTCAGCATGCTACGGACATCATGACGTGGGCAAATGCCGGACCTGGTGCCATGCGAGGCTGCGATCGCATTTGCGGCAGCTGGACAACGGATCAGCGGTGGAATAATAATTACACTCCTGAGCAATACATTTCAATTATGAGGCATCTACTGGAAGCATCACCTAAATATTTAGGTTCGCATGTTCCTGCCATGGAGATGCGGGACATTGAGCATTCCCTGTGCGAGTTCGACAAGTATGAACGTGGACGTTTGGGACAGGGAAAACTGCGTGCTCATTATGTCCCATTTGAGGAACGGAAACGTATCTGAACAAGTTTAGTAAGGTAGGAAGGAATTAATAAATGGGAAAGATTGATGTAGTTGTGACATCCGAAGCACTTCAGAAAATTTCAACTTCTGTCATAGAGTTGGTCATAAGGAAAAATCATGATTATGGTGGAGCGTGGAGCAGATACGGAATTTTTACTCCACTAATCCGCATAAATGATAAAATATTGCGTGTAAAAACTCTGTCTTCTGGTGAGCAAGCACTTGTGGCAGATGAGAAGATTGAAGATACACTAAAAGATATTATTGGATATGCACTTCTTGCATTGCTATATTTGGAAAAGAATCCAATCATGGATGAAGTCGAGAAATCACTGACCCAGCTACCTTTATTTCCTGAACAGAAATTGGAACTTATTTCCAACATGGTAGACGAAGATGACGTGGACGATGAAGATGCTTATGAAGAAGACACTGAATTACTATGACATCAAGTGGAGTCTATTGCATCAGGAATGTTGCTAATGGACATTTGTATGTCGGATCTTCTGTTTATGTAAAGAAAAGACGTTCAAATCATTTCAGTGATATTCGGCAGGGAGTTCATCATAGCAACAGATTGAAGAAAGCATTTGAGGAATTTGGAAGTGGAAATTTCGAGTTCGAAATCATTCTGATGTGTCCGGTGGACTTGCTGGAATATTACGAACAGCAGATTATTGACCAATTGAATCCTGAGTACAATAAAGTTAGGAAGGTACAACCATTGTGCATAAAGAAGGATTACCATGCTAGGTGATATTTGCAAAGTCTGTAAGTTGCATGAGGGTTGCAGATCTCCGTTCATGGCTTCCTCCGGCTCTGAAGAGCCGATAGTTCTTGTTGTAGGTGAGGCACCTGGAGAGGATGAGGACGCTCAGGGCAAGCCATTCGTTGGAAAAGCTGGTAAACTGCTGAAGACAGTCTTGCCAGAATTGGAATTGGATCTGAAGAAGGATGTCAGGTTCACCAACGTAGTTCGTTGTCGTCCACCAATGAACAAGATTACCAAGAAGGCAATTCAGTGCTGTGCACAATTCGCAAAGGATGAGATAGAGAAGTACAATCCACCTTTGGTGTTTCTCATGGGAAACAGTCCACTATCAGGGATATTAGGTGAGAGTGGAATTTCCAATTGGAACGGTACGATTATCAATAGGCTGGGACGTGCGTACGTACCATTGTACCATCCAGCATATTTACTCAGAAATCCTCAGCCTATGGACCAATGGCTGACTGCCATGATGAATGCCCTCGAGAAAGTTGCCAATGATTCCGAGGATAAAATAGATGGGATAGAATACATTTATCCAAAATCGATGAAGGCATTAATCGAGATGGAGAAGTATTTGAATGAGTTCGAAAACATTGCCTACGATACAGAAGTCAGACATTTGAATGCGTTCGATAAGGACAATATGCTGATTTCTGTATCGTTTGCTGCCGGAGACAGGGCATACAGCATTCCTGTCGGACATAAGGAATCACCTTGGAAGCCTGAAGAATTGCGACTTGTGAAGAATCTAATAGTTCTTGTGTTGCAGTCACACGATGGAAATATCATTGGTCATAATGTGAAATTTGACCAATTGCAGACTTACGCTCTGCTAGGTCACTGGTTCAAATCAGGTGGCGATACCATGCTGATTAGTTACATATTGGACAGCCGGCAGGGTATTCATGGTCTGAAACGCTTGGCTGGAATTTATATAGGGATGTACGATTATGACAGGGAATTGACAGATTACATAAAACTGCATCCTGAATGCGATGTGAAAAAGAAAGATGCATACGGCAGAAATCTAGGTTCCTATGAGCACGTACCTTTGAAAATTTTGGAAAAGTATGGTGCCATGGACGCTGCCGCAACAATCCTTCTGGAAGAGAAACTGTTTGCCATGATGACCGACAAACAGAAGATTCTCTATGAAGAAATATTGATGGGAATGTCAAATTTCTTGGCAACAGTTGAAAGTAACGGATTCAATTTGGACATGAAAGTTGCCAACAGGTACATGAAGATTTACGAAACGAAGAGACGAGACATATACCTGAATGAAATAATGACTGATAAGTACGTTACACGGTTGGTAAATAACAAGAACAGGCTGAAGAGGGAAGAGGCTGAGAAGCGAGCTGCTCTGCACCTGAAGCCTAGGAAGGTTGTGCCTTACAAGTTCAATCCTGGATCATCACTTCACATGCAGGAATTGGTTTACAAGGTCGCTGGCATGCCAGTGCACGTTACGACTAATCCATATACCAAGACTCCCTCGACCAAGTCATCTTCATTGAAGGAGTTCATTCCAAAGATGCCGGTCTTGGAATCCATACGAATGTATAAATTACTTACCAAAATGCTGACGACTTATATATCGCCAGCTGCCACTGGCAAGTGGGTGTACAACACGGATGGAAAAGTGCGCTCATCGTACAATATCCACGTTACCAGAACAGGAAGGCTGTCGTCAGGTGACCCTAACCTTCAGAACATACCGACGAAGGACAAAGAGCCTGGTACGTTGCTTGAGTACTTACCAATAAAGAATATATTCACAACGTCGTTTGATGACGGTGTGATTATGTCATTTGACCAATCAGGAATGGAATTGAGAATATTTGCTGCGCTTGCACACTGTGAAGCCATGCTGGAAATTCACAGGTCGGGTGAAGATTTCCATAAAATGGTTGCCAGCATGGTGACGAAAATACCGTACGCTGACGTGCCAAAACCCGTGCGGTATAAGTTTAAGAAAGTTAACTGGACACTGATTTATGGTGGAAATGCATTTACATTGATGGCAATTGACGGCTTCCCGGCAAATGAGGCAGAGGCACTTGTAAGAGCCTATTACAAGCAGTTCCCTGAAGTTCCAGCTTACATGGATGAATGTATAGAATTTGCAGAAGATCATGGTTACATAGAATCTAAATTTGGCAGAAGGGAAACGCTCTACTACATCAATGACAGTTACCAGCAGAAGTTGCAGAACAAAGACAGACGTTCCTGCGTGAACATGCCAGTTCAATCTGCCTCATCGGACATAGTTATGTGTGGTGGCATTATTATCAATCAGCAGTTGAAGTTGCATGGGTTGAGGGCAAAGATTGTGAATACTGTACATGACTCCATTGACATAGATGTACCAAAGGATGAGATCGAAATGGTTGCTGCCATTGGGAAAGTTTGTATGGAAGAAGTTCCAACATTAGCAAAAACATATTTTCCAAGATTGGACTTTTCATGGTTCAATTGTCCACTTCATGTGGATATGGAAATGGGAACTCATTATGGAGTGAAGGAGAAATTGGAATTTTCTAAGGATGTTGTGAAAGGAATTGAATGTGATGAAGACAAAGGATACCTTATTTCCGAAAAGACTTTATCAAGGTTTAGATCTGAGATTCTACCTATCAGATCTAAATCGTTGGCTACTGGTAATGGGATTAGTGCTGCTGGTAGAGCAATTGCATGATGGCAAGGTGGAAATCCATTTTACAACATTCAAATCTTACATGAAAGCAATTACGGAGAGTGCATATGAGCGTTAAATCTGATCTGTGGATCACAAGGATGGCACGACAGCAGCGGATGATAGAACCATTCGAAGATTGTCAGATTTCATCGACGGATTTTTATCAAGGATTCAAATGTAATGAGCCAGTGAAGGTAATTTCTTATGGTGTTTCATCGTACGGATACGATATCAGGGTTGCGGATGAGTATGAAATATTCACGAATCTGAATGCTGAAATTATTGATCCAAAGAGATTCGATCCGAACTGTCTTCAACATTTCCAAGGTGATTTTTGTATAATTCCTCCGAATTCGTTCGCTTTGGCAAGATCTGTCGAATATTTCAGGATTCCCAGAAATGTCATAACAGTGTGCCTGGGAAAATCGACGTACGCTCGTTGTGGCGTCATAGTGAACATTACAGCACTGGAGCCTGAGTGGGAAGGGAATGTGACGATTGAGATTTCCAACACGACTCCTCTTCCAGTGAAAATCTATTCTATGGAGGGGATTGCACAGATACTATTCTTTGAGAGCGATGAAATTTGCGTCAAGTCCTACAAGGACAAGAAGGGCAAGTATCAGGGTCAAACTGGAATTACTTTTGCAAAATAAGGAGATGTGCGATGGATGAAACTGCAAAGAAGGCTACAAAAGTGGGTGATGTGGTGGTTCCCGATGCCAAGGATGACATCATCGATGAGATAAAGGGAACGGTCGTCATTGTCAACACGCAGCAGGGCAAGAAGGCATTTGACATTGGAAAACTTTTCATCATTGATGAAAACAATCTGACGGCTGAGTTCGTTCGTCAGGCAGCGTCATACGCATTCTTTGCCACGCTTGTTGCGGGTGCCGAGCGAAACGTGGCCAAGCGAGATATGCTCAAAGACCAGGAATACTCGGCTGCAGATGAGGATTCTCGTAAAAGATTTATTGAAAGTGGCGAGAAGTTTACTGAGGCGGTTATCAAATCTCAGATCCTGTTGGATGCGGATTACCAAGATTCAGTGACCAACCTGGAAGCAGCGAAATACGAACTGAATCTTCTGAAAGCTCTGACAAAAGCCTATGAGCAGAAGGGCATGATGCTTCAGTCCCTGGGTTCGCATCTGCGATCGGAATTATCAATGGTCGGCATGCACGTGAACGAAGCAGAAATTGGCAAGTCTGTCAAGGATGTGAAGGAGGTTATTTCCAAAAGACGTGATAAAGCAGAGTAGCACAAGTTTAGTAATGTAGACGAGAGCAGAGGCACAGACCACGGTCAGATGGCCAAGGCTCATAAAACTAGTGAAAGGATTGAATATGGTCAAAGAAAAAGAAGTAAGTCGTGCCGACAAACTTGCTGCCTTGCGGGAAAAGATGGCAAAAGTTGATGTCTCCACCGGTAATGCTGGATTCTTGCGACTGAAAGATGGTCGCAATGTTATCCGCATCATGCCAGAAGTTGAGGATATGCAGTTCTTTTTCCAAGCGTTGGTAAGCATCACCTTCCTCCGGATGGCAAGAAAGCATTCTACTGTCGGAAATTCACATCTGATGGTGAGCTGGATTGCCCGATCTGCGAATATGTCGAAGAGCTTTACAAAACCGGCGACAAAGAATCCAAGGAACTGGCAAGTGCGCTGCGGGTAAGACGCTCGTTCTGGATGAATGTCATTGATCGTGACAATGAGAAAGCTGGTCCGCAAATCTTCACTCCTGGTGTGACAGTATTCTCAACAATCAGTTCCCTTATCGGGGATCCGGATTACGGCGACATTTTCGACCTGGAAGACGGTTTAGATCTTATCATCGAAAAGACCGGGAAGAGACTGGAAACAGAATATCAGGTCAAGCCGAAACGTACTTCAACCCCACTTTCCGACGATCCGGACCTGGTGAAGAAATGGATGAAGCTGGCAAAAGACCTTTCAATGGTCGAATTGTCCGAAGACAAGGACGAAGATGCCGAACTCTCAAAGGGACATTCTGTGTACGTACTTCCCTACGAGCGTCTAGAAGAAGAATTCAATTCTGTCTCGGACGATGAAGATGATGACGACGAGGACGATGTTCCTGTGAAACGCAAGTCCTCGACCAAGAAAGTCGTCGATGAAGACGAAGACGACGATGATGTCCCGGTGAAACGCAAATCCGCAGCCAAACGAGTTGTGGACGAAGATGATGACGAAGAAGACGAAGACGAAGACGATGAGCCAAAGAAGCCAATTTCCAAAGGCAAGAAAGTCGTTGACGATGACGACGATGAAGAGCCTGAGGATGAGGATGAGGAAGATGAAGAGCCTGTAGAAAAGGAACTCACTTCCCGCCGACTGGCACGTCGTCGTCCACGGTAGCATTTCCAATGTCAAGACAGGCTACTCCAGAACATCGGAGTAGCCTGATTTCCAAGAGGCGGTCATGGAAGAACTGAAGATTTTCGAAATAAGAGATTCCGGAACATTTGTTCCAACCATTGCGATTGGAATAAAAGTAACTGGCAATGACATTTCTAATTATTTATTGGGAAGAGCCGGATATGGGAAAAATCGCAGATTAGTACTGCTACATCCGACCACTACCAATAAAGCAAATTACGATTCTTTTGCTTGGGACGATAGAACTTTTTCGACAGCACATGAATTTATTGAATCTCACTGGGATGAACTAAAGACTGGCGATGTAATTGATGTGGAATTCATTCTTGGTGAAACGACCAAAAAGAAAATTTCTGAATTTTATGGAGAATTGCAATTGCCATGAAGTTTATTCACTTTGCCGATGCTCACATTGGAGTTGAATCCGTTGGAGGGATAGATCCCAAGACAGGAATCAATGTCCGAGTGTTGGATTACCTTGATACGTTGGATGCACTTATTGACTTTGCTTGTGAAGAGGACGTGGATTTGGTTGTATTTGCTGGGGATGCATTTCACACGAATAAGCCGAATCCTGTTTACCTAAATGAATTTTCCAAACGGATATTGCGACTGAAGGAACAATGTCCGCTTGTTCTCCTGGTTGGAAATCATGATGGCGTGAAGAAGAATTCGTCATCTGCAGTTGAGATATATAATTCGTTGCAGGTGGAGGGAATAACCGTCGGCAGTTCCATGAAGACGGTGATAATAGATACAAAAGCTGGTAAGGTGCAGGTTACAACAATACCTTATCCAAACAAGGACGAGATTGAAGTACTTCCTGAACAGTTGAAGAGTATTTCCAAGAAGATTGATAAAAATTTGCCTTCAATATTGCTTGGACATTTCTCGGTGCGACAGGCTATAACAGGATCTGAATCATTCTATGCCATGAAGGCAATTGCCGATATAGATCTGGAGGACATTGCCCTGCCGGCATATGATTACGTGGCATTAGGTCACATACACAAACATCAGGATCTATCTACCGGCAGGAAGGACATTCCTCCGACTGTGTACTCAGGTTCCATTGAGAGGGTGACGTTCAACGAAGAGCACGAGGAAAAGGGATTTGTGCTAGGTGAGATTTCCAATAAGGAAACGAGTTGGGAATTCATAGGGCTGGATTCAAGACAGTACAGGACGATTGAAGTTGTGAATGAGTCCGGCAATCCCACAAAGAAGATGTTGAATAAGATTTCCAAGTTGGACCTGAAGGGTGCAATCGTCAGATACATAATTCATCTGGGGGAAGAATATGTTCCTCTTGTAAACGATCCTGAAATCCATAACGCAATTATGGAGGCTGGTGCGTTCGCAATCACTTCCAGGAAAATAGATGTAGTAAAGACGGCTCAGAGATTGGACAGGTCTGAGGAATTCTCAATAAATTCCACTCCAACTGAACTATTGGAAAAGTATTTGGTTATGCGTGAGCTAAGTCCAAAAGAGCTGGATAAGACAATAAAAGTTGCAAAAGATATCATGGAGGAGGTAGAACTATGACCGCAAAAGTTGAACAGGTGACTGACGATGACATGGCTGGACTCATTGATGATTTGAAGAAGTCCAAGAAGGTCACCATAGATTTCTCATTATTGGCAGATGACAATTCTCCCTGCGTTGTGTCCGAGTGGATGTCTACTGGGTGCCTGGCTCTTGATACAATCATGGGTGGCGGTGCTCCTGTTGGTAGGATTGTTGAAATCTACGGAGACAATTCCACCGGCAAATCCCTGATTGCAGCTCAGATTGCTTCTGTTGCGCAACAGGATGGTGCCATAGTTGCATACGTTGACACTGAGTCAGCCGTCAGTCTGAAGATTATGGAAGCGGTTGGCGTAGATATAAAGAAACTTTTGTACACTTCCCCTGATACTGTGGAGGAAGTGTTCGAATTCTTTGAGGCAGTGCTGGATTCCAAGGAGAAGAGATTTCCAAACAAGCGCATTGTCCTTATTTGGGATTCCATCGCTGCAACTTCTGTACAGCAGGAGATGGACAATGCTTATGGCAAGTCCACGATGGGTAGACATGCCAATGTCATCAGTCAGTCCATGAGGAAGTTCACTCGTAGGATTTCCAAAGAACATGTTTGCTGTATATTTGTGAACCAGACACGTGAGAAAATTGGTGTGATGTTCGGTGATAATGAGACAACGTTCGGTGGCAAGGCGATGGGATTTTATTCATCCATCCGGATACGTCTCAAGATGGGTCAGAAAATAAAGGACGGTCGTCGTCCCATTGGAATAGAATCACGTGCAACTGTCGTAAAGAACAAATGTGGCATTCCCTACCTGTCAGCAGAATTACCAATATACTTTGGTCATGGAATTGACGATGCTCTGGCAACTTTACAATATCTGCAAGCAGGTGACAAGGTTGATCGCAAGGGCAGGAATTACCAAATACGTGATACTGACCTGCCCGAATTTACCAAAGCCAGCTGGGAAGATTTTTACGACAAGAATTACGATGCGATCGCAAAGATCGTGACCAGCATGGAATTGTCTGAGGAAGACGAAGAAGGTGAGGATGAAGATGGAGACGACAAATCCTAAAATTTGTGTGATTTGTGGTTTGGAAATTGAGCCTGGGTTGGCATCTAACCGTAACGAGGCACCGTCCGATGCAGGATAACATCTGTTTGATTGTTGATGGAAATAACATGGCTTACAGAGCCAAGTACAAATTCCAATTATCAAACAGAGGAATTGATGTATCCGTAACATACGGCTTCCTGAAGATTATCACGCCACTCATACGTGATAACCACATAAAAAGCGTCATTGTCGCATGGGATGGCGGGATACCAAAGTTTCGTAGGGAGAAGGTTCCCGAGTACAAAGCCAACAGGCACAAGGACGAAGATCCCGAGGAACGCAAAGATTTCCAAAGGCAGTTGAATGAACTCCACGAGCATGCGCTTCCAGCAATGGGAATTGTCAGTGTCATGGAAAGATATGTTGAGGCTGACGATTTGGTCTATCATGCTTCCAGGATTATT